TCGGTCTGGACTCACACCGCTACCGATGTTGCGGCAACGGTGTGGTCGCTCCAGTCGCCGAGTGGATTGGTCGGAGAATCGTAGAAGTAGATCGCCGATGGCGAGAGGAGGACAAGTGAGCAAGCAATACGAGTTCGTAAAAGCGGAGCAGCGGAGCCCCGAGTGGCACGCGCTCCGAAAGGATGGGATCACGGCCACGGACGCCTCGGTCATTGCGGGGCACTCGCCCTACAAGACGCCGTACCGCCTCTGGGCGGAGAAACTCGGCTACGTTGAGTCAGCCCCAGTCGGAGCAGCGGCGCACCGCGGCATCCTGCTGGAGCAGGCGGTGGCGGATTACTACGAAGCGGAGACCGGGCGGAAGTTGAAGCGCTCCAACGGGATTGTCCGACTCAAAGAGTTCCCCTGGGCGATGGCCAGCCTGGACCGGACGATCGTCGGAGAGACCGGGCTCGTTGAAATCAAAACGAGCACGAGCCCCCGCTGGACCCTTCACCCAGTCCCGCCGGAAGTTGAAGCCCAAGTGCAATGGCAAATGTTCGTCACGGGAGCGCCCTGGGTCGACATCGCCGTCTTGCTCGGCGGGCTCGTTTTCAGGATTGAGCGCGTCAAAGCGGACACGGACTACCAGGGGACGCTTTACCAGAAAGCGCTGGAGTTCAGGAAGATGCTCAAAGAGTGCACGCCCCCACCGGCGCAGGGGGAAGACAGCGACGCACTCGCAGCGGTGAACCCGCAACGCAACGAAGACATCGAAGTCGCAACGGCCAGCCTGGACCGGGTCGCACGGCTTTACGAGGAGCACCTCTACGAGTCGAAACTGCTCGACCAGACGCTGCAGAACCTAGCGGTGGCGCTGAAGGAAGCGATCGGGGAAAAGCAGGGGATCGCAGGGACCGGCTGGATCGCCACCTGGCGCCAAAATAAGCCCAGCACGAAAACGGACTGGGAGAAAGTCGCGGAGACCATCGGAGCGATCGCGCCCGAGACTTACGCGGAAGCGGTCAAGCGCCTCACCCAAGAGAAAGTAGGCGCGCGAGTGTTCAAGTTCAAGGGAGGAACAGGAGAATGAGTAAAAACATCGCAACGGCGCTGGCCGCGCCATTTGACGCGAAGGACCTCAAGACGCGCCCAGGGCGGGCCGGAATGACCTTCACCTACGCGGACGCACGAGCGGTCGCGCAACGGCTCGATGACGTCCTCGGGATTGAGGGCTGGCAGTTTGAAGTCAAAGTCGCGGACCCGGCCCGCTCGGTCGTCCACGGGACGCTCGCAGCGGTGATCGACGGGAAGACGACGATGCGCCAGGACTTCGGCTACCCGAACAGCGCTCAAGACGATGAACCGCTGAAGAGCGCGGCATCGGACGCGCTGCGACGCTGCGCCGCCCAGTTCGGGGTCGGCAGAAGCCTCTACAGTCCCGAGAAAGGGCACGGGAGCATCCAAGTGCCACCCCAGCGCCCAGCGCCCGTCAGAAGCCCGCAAATCGCCCCTGTAGGGGATTCCAGCACGGGCTCAGAAGATGAGCGGCTCGCACGGGCGGCAATGGCATTTGTGGCGGACCTCAACGAAGGGGCCTGCAGCCACGGAACGCCGTGGACCTTGAAGCCGGGCGGGATCGCCAAAGGGAGCGGAAAGCCCTACGCGCCGTTCTTCGCTGCAAGCCACAAAGCCCCAGACGGCTCCTGGTGCAGGGATAAGCCCAGCGCAGGCTGGGTAGCGGCCCAGAAGCCGGCGGAGGAAAAGCCGCGCCTGGTTCCAGAAGACAATCTGGAAGAGTTGCCGTTCTAGATCAACGCCTGGGGAGGCGGCGAATGTGTGCCGCCGCCTCCCCGCCAAAAAGAAAGAGGGGGAAAACAAATGGGACTCTGGATCAAGTGGGACGCCAATGCCCACAAAGACGCAACCATCGCCAGCCTCACGGACACGCAACGCTGGGCGTTTATCGTGACGCTTTCAGAAGCGAAGCAAATGCGCAACGGGGGCACCTTTGAATCGCGCCGCCACTTGGCCGCGGTGCTCGGGACCAGGCTCGCCAGAGCGGTGCCAGCGCTCATCGCCAGGCGCCTCTTAACGGAGGATCAAGCCGGCGTCGTCGCCGTCTCGAACTGGAGTCGATGGCAAGTCGACCCGACCTCAACTCAGCGGACGCAATCCTGGCGAGCGCGGAACGGGGGGATGGGACGGTTCGGGGACGCGCTAGAGCAGAGCAGAGCAGAGAGAGAGAAGAGAGAGAATCTTACTAAAGCAACACGGATGGAATCAGCCGGTGAAATTATGATGCGGAGGAGAGGATGACAGAGCAGGAATTACTGGACCACTTAGCGGCCACGAGCGTCCCTAACTTGAAGCGGATGGAATACGGATTCAGCCACTGGGACTGCGAAGCGCACTACGACACAAGCCTCGGACGAATTGAATACGTTTTAGAACTCAAATGCCGAAACCTGCACTACGACCGGATGCTCATCGAGCAACCAAAGTGGGACTGGCTTATCCAGGAAGCAACGCGCAGGAACGGAAGGGCGGCGTACATCAACGCCACCCCGCGCGGAATCTTTGCCTGGGATTTGATGCGGGTCCAGGAACCGGCGTGGCTACTCAGAGAAATGCCAGAGACCACCGCCTACGACAGGACCGCGCCGATCCCGAAAGTGGTCGGCTTCCTGCCGATCAGCGAAGCGATGGTACTCCGGTGAACAGGAGCGTCGCCTTCCTCGGGCCACAGGGGAGCGGCAAGAGCACAATCGGGGCGCTCTTCGTTGAGCACCGGGGCTATCAGCAACACGGGATCGCGGACGCGATTAAACACATCGCAGGGATGGCATACCCGGACCTTACGAAAACAGAAACCATCTTGCTCGACCGCTATAGCGGCCAGACGGTGATCAGCGGACGCGAACTCCTGCAGGACATCGGTGCAGCGCTTCGCTCGGTCGATACGAAGTTCTGGCTGCGCGTTTGGCGCCGTGATTACTTTGAAATCCAGCGGCACGGCTATGGCGTCGTGATCGATGACGTCCGCCTTGACGCGGAAGTCGCCTACCTTCGTCACGTTGACCCGGAAATCTACATCGTCGGGCTGCACGCGGACGAAGCCACACGCAGCGCACGGATGGGAGCACCGCTGAGGGGCACGAGCGACGTCACGGAACGGGGCTGGACTACGGCGGACATAGACCTTATCCTCGACACATCGGGGATGACGCCCGAGGAAGCCTACAGGCGGATCACAGACGGGATGGAGGAGGAAGCGTGAACTTCAACGAACTCCAAGTCAAAGCGGAGCAACTCGGCTACAGGATTGACGCGCTGCTCGCAACCACAGACGGATACGTTGTGGTGCTTGAAGACTCGATGGGCGCAACGCTGGAGTTCAGCGCGCCAACAGCCAACGCAGCGGTCGACCGCGCCAACGAAGCGCTGGCCAGAAGCCTGGGGAGTCAAGCCGGTGACCTTTGAATTCATCGGGCTCTTGATCGCGGCAGCGCACCTGACGCTCGCCTTCCTTGTCGCTGCCACGCTGCCAGAAGCGAAGCGCAGGGGCACCGCGGCAGCGGGTACCATTTACATCGCGGTGGCAATTGCCACCGTCGTGTGGATTACCAGGAGCATCTAGTGAAAAGAATCGAACGCGCCGCGCCTTTCCTTGACGAACGCGTCATCCTCGTGCAAGAGGGAGCGGACGCCTGGGCAGAGGAGCCGAACGCAACCGGACGCCCGTGGGCGAACTTAAGCATCCGATACGCGGACGCGATCGCCCCAGACGGCTGGTTCTTCCTCTACGAGAGCATCGGGAGCAGGAAGACGATTGCTGACTGCATCAAAAACGGAGCGCTTGAAATCCAGTCGGCGCGCTTCACCCTAAGCGACGGAGGAGGGGCCCTGCTCGCCAGAGTTGTGCCAGACTGATGGGGAAGATGAAAGACGAAGCCATCAGGCTCGGCATTGACCCCGCGAAGAGCAGGCGCGGTAAAAACGCGCGCAACAGGGGGAACGCCTACGAGCGCGAAGTCGCAGCGCTGCTCAACGGCACCCGAGTGGGCTGGGCAGGCGGCCCCACAGACGTCTCAACCGGCGTCTACGACATCCAGTGCAAAGTCGGGGGCTCCTACCCCGAGCGGATCGACGGCTGGCTGCGAAAAGTTCCATTCCGCTACGAGAAACTCCGCGCCGTCGTGCTCGGGGACTCGCCAGGACCGGGAACGAAGCGACGAAGCCTGATCGCGTTTGACCTTGAAGAGTTCGCGGATTTCTTCGCGGAGACACAGCCCGAATGATCGCCGCGCTGCTGGCCATTGCGCTCGCAGCGAACACGGGGGCTCCAGTGGTCACAGAACACGGCATCCCACAGCGGGGCATCGCTTCCTGGTACGACGCCACGCGGAACAACGCCTGGTACACCCGAGGGGGAATGCGCTACTACGCCGCCGTCGGCACCTTCCGCTGGGGCGACGATCCATACGCGATCAAGATCTGCAGGAAGGATCAACCGCGCAAATGCGTGATCGCCACCGTGGTCGATTACTGCGGGCGCTGCGCGAAAGACTTGAAGCGCCCCTGGAACAAGCGGAGCAGGAGCGTCGACCTTTCACCCGCCGCCTTCAGCGCGCTCCGGGGCTTGAACTTTGGCGTTTTACCAGTCATAATCACAGAACTGACCACAGGAAAATAGTCAAGCGCACCGCGGGAATAACCCGCACCGGGGAGGGGACAAATGCCAACACTCCGATCAATACGGGGCGGCTGGATGAGAGTCGTGGCAAAACAGGCGTTCCCATTCAAGGGCCCACGCGGAAGAATTGAAGCGCTCGCGGACGCGCTCGAAATAAGCCGCCGTAGTTGCTACGCCTACGTCGGGGAAGAGCGCCGCGTGCCAGAGGAAATAGAGCAGCGGTTCATCGCGCTCTTCGGACCGGTTGCGGAAGACGGCTGGCGGATGGTTGACGTAAAACACACACGGAGCAGGAAGCCAAAGCCACCAAAGGGGAAGCCAGGACAGACAAAGGAAATCGCCAAAGCCAGGAAAGACGGCTGGCGCTCCGCGGCGATCAACGCGAGCACCATCCTGGGTCAAGACGTCCTCGGGCATTTCATTCGCTGGGAGCAGAACCCGCTGACGATCGGGCAGTTGGCAATGCTGGAAGACGGGCTCGATGAGCAGGAAGCGCTCGCCAAGTATCCAAAAAACTACTACGCGCTCGCATCGGACGAAGACTGGGTCGCGCAGTGCAACATTTGCGAATTGATCGGAGCGGTCGATGACCGGGAAAAGGAAGTCAACGGGCTGCTCTTCCGCGTCACCTGCAAGACGAACTCCTACAAGATCACGGAGGAAGGATGAACAGCGCGCCGCTTTGCCTGCGCTGCTTGGCATCCGCGCGCTTCCAGCCGGCGGCGAACTGCCAGTACCACACGGAACTGCCAAAGCCAGAAAGCAGGCGGAAGATTGTCCCGCGAGAATCGCTCGACTGGATGCTGCCAGAAGAGAAAAAGCAAAGGGTCAAGGACCAGCGCAGGGCACGCTACCTCCGACAGACGCCTGAGCAGAAAGCCGCCGCCAGAGCAAAAGATCGGCGCTCCTATGAGCGCAACCGGGAAGCGCGGATCGCAGCGATGAGGGAGCGCCACGCTGCCAACAAAGAGCAGCGGAACGCGGAACAGCGCGCCTACTACGCCCAGCACAGGGAAGCCATCAATGCCAAGCGGAGGAAGCGCTAGACTACCCGGACGCCGCCCCCCATCCGGGCGGCCCAGCCTGCCGGCGGAGTCCTCCCGTCGGCAGGCGCCAACAGAGGGGAGGGGAATCAATGCCGAAAGTAGATCGCTGGGTCGCCGTTGAGCGGTGGGTCACAGACGCGCAGGAAACCCTCGGGATCACGCAGTGGCGCGTACGAGTGGTGCAAGACGCCGCGGACATTGACGCCTGGGCGGACATTGACCCCCACACCCAGGCGACCACCGCGGACCTTCGCCTTTCGCACGACTTCTACCGCCAGGACCCGGAAAAGCAGAGGCTCATTTTGACGCACGAACTGCTGCACCTCGTCACCTGCCGAACGGATAGAACCGTTGAGACATTGGAGGAAGCGCTCGGCAAAGTCGCCTGGGCCGTCTACGAGCCCCAATACACGGATGCAACAGAGCGAATGACGGAGCACCTCGCCACCATCATCGCCCCGTTCCTACCCCTGCCAAAGTTGCCGCGCGCTTGACCTTCCAGCGCCCCTGCCTTGATTGCGGCACGTTGAACAGCGAAGGGGACCGCTGCGACGTGCACCGGAAAGCGGCACGGGCACGATGGGAAGCCACAAGGGGACCGTCACCATACGCCGATCCAGCCTGGCGCAGGCTCAGCGCAACGCTGCGCAGGAAGCGCCCCTGGTGCGAACTTTGCGGCGCAACGCAGGACCTTACCGTCGACCACCTCGATCCCGTCAGTAAGGGCGGCCCGCTGATTGCGCCAGAACATCGCCTCCGTGTAATATGCAGGCGCTGCCACGGAAGGAACACGCGGCACAAGTAGGAGAAAGAGGGGGACACGGATGGCTCGCATCGCCTGGTATTCCAACGCCTGCCATATCCCGAGTGGTTACGGTGCACAAACTGCACAGGTCGTCCACCGGATGATCAAAGACGGACACGAAGCCGCACTCGTCGCCAATCACGGCGCACCCGTTCTGCTTAACTGCGCGCACGGTCATCCAATCTTTCCGGAGGGACTCGCCCGCTACAGCATCGATGCAGCGCCGGACACGATGCACGATTGGATCGGAGACCAGCCAGGCTTCGGTGTTGTGCTCTTTGACCTTTGGCCGCTCGTTGGCGTTGAGGGATTCAAGACGCTGAACCTCGCCTGCTGGACCCCGATTGACCACACGCCAGTGCCCAGCCAAGTGGTCAAGTTTCTGCAAGACGGCGGACACGTTGGAGTTGCGATGTCGCAGTTCGGCAGAGAGGAACTCCGCAACGCAGGGATACCAGAAGACAGACTCGCCTACATTCCGCACGCGATCGACCGCTCCGTCTTCAGGGACCTGGGGAAGGAAGGGCGCGCAGCGATGGGGATACCAGCGGACGCCTTCCTCGTCACCACCGTGGCAGCCAATCGCGGACGCATTCCGGTGAGGAAGGCGCTCGGGGAAATGGCAGATGCTATGGCCACGTTTATGCGAGACCGCCCAGACGCTTACTGGATGCTGCACACGGAACCGAACGGGCTCAGCGAAGGGGTCAACATCCCGCGCTTGATGAATGCCGTGGGCATTGACCCGCAACGCGTGCGCTACCCGCACCCGCGCCAATTCCGCAACGGCATACCGGACACGGCGATCGCCGCGCTCCATTCCGCCTCAGACGTAAATCTCCTCACCTCGATGGGGGAGGGCTTCGGCATCCCGGTGATCGAATCGCAGGCTTGCGGGACGCCCGCCATTGTCAGCGACGCCACCGCGCAACCGGAACTGCTCGGCCCGCACGGGCGGAAGGTTCAAGTCCAGCGCGTGTGGGATGAGTACCAGGCCTCCTGGTTTGCCATCCCGAACGTCGCAGCCATTACGCAGGCGCTGCAGGAAACCTACGAAGAGACAAAGGGAGGGGAGATCGACCGGGCGGCAATTAGCGCATCGATGGAACGCTACGACGCGGACCAGGTCTACGAGACTGGCTGGAAGCCGCTGGCCGCACGAATGCTGGCACGAGGAAAGACACGAAGCCCAGGCACGAGGGAAGACACGCCTGCCCCAGTAAACAGGGCGGCACGCAGGGCTGCCGCACGGGGAGGGCGGTCTAAATTCTAAACGCACGAGGGGGGCGTCTACCCAGCGCCGAGTCCCGTAAACGGGCGGGGAAGTTTTCGGGTTTTGGTGGAAACGAAGGAACAGGAGGGAGAATGAACAGGCTCGTAACATCGGAGTCGGTCACGGGCGGACACCCGGACAAACTCTGCGACCAGATCAGCGACGGCGTGCTCGACGCGATCCTTGCCCAGGACCGGGACGCCAGGGTTGCCGTTGAAGCCGCGGCCAAAGACGGGACCATCTGGGTCTTCGGAGAGACCGCCACGCGCGCCACGATTGACGTCCGCGCCGTCGTTCAGGAAGTGCTCCGCACGAACGGCTACACGGACCCGAGCGCAGGGATCACGGCGGACACGGTCGGCGTCCAAGTTTCCCTCTCGCGCCAGTCGCCAGACATTGCCCTCGGCGTTGATGCCCAGGACCACCTCGCAGCCGGCGCAGGGGACCAGGGGCTGATGATCGGCTACGCCACGCGCGAAGCCGCGGGCTTAATGCCGCTCCCGCTTTACCTCGCACGCGAACTCACAGAGGCGCTGCGGCATTACAGGGAGCAGGGACGGTACCCCTGGCTGCGCCCAGACGGGAAAGCGCAGGTCACCGTTCAATACGAAGACGGGGAACCCGAGACCGTCACGAGCGTCATCATCTCAACGCAACACACGGCGAGCGTTTCGCTCGGGGAAGTGCGAGAGACCCTGCGCACGATTGCGGAGCGAGTTATCCCAGAGCACCTGCTCACGAAAGACACCGCCTACCACCTCAACCCTACGGGCCGATTCGTGATCGGCGGACCGATCGGGGACGCAGGACTGACAGGGCGGAAGATCATCGTGGACACTTACGGCGGGGCAACCCGCCACGGAGGGGGCGCCTTCAGCGGAAAGGACCCGTCCAAAGTTGACCGCACTGGAGCGTACGCGGCCCGCTGGCTTGCCAAGAGCATCGTGGACTCAGGGCACGCTCGCCGCGCCGAAATTGAAATCGCCTACGCCATCGGAGTTGCGCAACCAGTTGCGCTTTCAGTCCAGACGTTCGGGGGAGCAGACGACGCGCAACTTGAAAAACACATCGCTGCTACGATTGACCTGCGACCAGGCGCGATCATTGAGCGGCTCGGATTGAAGAGCGTCAAGTATCAACCCTGCGCCAGAGGGGGGCACTTCGGAAGGATTGACCTCGACCTCCCGTGGGAACAGCCCGTCAAGATTTAGGGGGAACGATGTCAAAAGTCGAATGGCGCAACCGGATCACACGCAGCGGGGAAATCGCCCCAGACGGGCTCGTCCCAAATCCAGAGAATTACAGGGAGCACCCCGATAAGCAACAGCGCTTGATGAACGGCGCGCTGAACGAACTTGGATGGGTCCAGCCGGTGATCGTCAACGAACGGACCGGGCGCCTCATCGACGGCCATATGCGCGTCGCACTGGCGATGCGCAGGGGGGAAGCAACCGTCCCCGTCAACTTCGTAGACCTCAGCCCAGAGGAAGAGAAACTCGCCCTCGCCACGCTTGACCCGCTCGGGGAACTTGCGCGCCAGAGCGACGATGACCTCCGCGCGCTGCTCGCGCAGTTGACGGTCAACGATGCCGACCTCAAGGAACTCCTCGTCTCGCTAGACCAGGAAGCGGGCGGAGACCAGGACAATAGCGCGGAGAGCAGGGAAGCGGGAATGGCGAGCGACCGGGTCGATGCGCTCCGAGAAAAGTGGGGAGTGCGCACGGGCGACATTTGGCAAGTCGGAAGCCACAGGATCGGATGCCTTGACGCCACAAATCCGAAAGCGATCGCCGCCTTGATGGGCGGAAAGAAAGCGCACCTCGTCTTCACGGACCCGCCATACGGCGTCGCCTACAAGAGTGAGGGCCACGCGGAGATTAAAAACGACGCGCTCACCGGCGACGAACTGATGGACTTCCTGCTTAAGAGTTTCAGGAATATGGAAGAGCACGCCTACGACGATGCAGCGTTCTACATTTGGCACGCCTCGGCAAGCCGTGACGCTTTCACAGAAGCGATGAAGCGCGCAGGATTGATGGAAAAGCAGTACCTCATCTGGGCAAAGCCACAGCCCACGCTCGGACACGCGGACTATCAACAGGCGCACGAACCCTGCTTCTACGCCAGCAAAGCGATCCACCAGCCGCGCTGGTTCGGGGCACGAGACAAAAACACGGTGTGGGTTATCGCGCAGGCAGACGCGGAGCGGGCCGCCGCCGTACTCACAGGCGGGCTGTTGATCAGCGCAGGGGACCGCCGCCTCTGGGTTAGCGACAAAGCGCCAAAGGGAAAAAAGATGCGCACCTTCCGAATCGACAAAGGGGAGCGCTTGGAACTGAACGAACCGGGAGCAGAGGGCGACGTGTGGATCGTCGGACGCGATACCACTAAAGCCTTCCACCCCACACAGAAGCCAGTGGAACTGCCAGCCCGCGGCATTCGCAATAGCAGCGAACCCGGGAACATCGTGCTGGACCTCTTCCTCGGAAGCGGCTCCACCGCGGTCGCAGCGGAGCGCACCGGGCGCACTTGCTACGGCACGGACTACAACGAAGGGTATGTCGCCGTCGTGCTTGAACGCCTGAGCGAAGAGGGACTCAAGCCAGAGAGAGTCGAATCCTTCCAGGGCGCATAAGTGGGAACGCGGGGACCGGTGCCAAAGCCAACGCGCCTCAAAGTCCTCGCAGGAGAGACACGCCCATCGGTGATCAACTACGCGGAACCGATCCCAGCGGGCGGGCCACTCACCCCGCCGGAAGACTTGCGCCCAGAAGTGCGAACGATCTGGGAGCGCGTCGTTGAAGCGCTTGGGCCAACAGGCGTGCTGACCTCCGCGGACAGAGACCTTCTCCGGCTATACGCGGAAGCGCTGGCGCGATACATTGAAGCGGAACAAATGCTCGCCAAGTCGGGACCGTTGATCCGGGGGAGGGACGGCAACCTCGTCAAGAATCCGCTCCACCAAATCGTCAGGGATAACGGGGACGCAGTCAAAAAGTACGCGCGCGAACTAGGACTCACGCCCGCTGCTAGAGTTGGACTGAGAGGAGAAATCGATGGGAACGCGAACTCGGCCACGGCGAAACTCGACGCAATCATCCAAGCCGCGCGCAGGGCTTAAGGGCGAAGGGGCGGTCGTCGCGGACTTCATCGAATCGTTCTGCAGACTTTCACGAGGGGACGAAGCGGGGCAGTTGATCAAACTCCGCCCCTGGCAGCGCGAAATCCTGATGGAACTATTCCGCCACCGGGAAGACGGCAAGCGAAAGTACCGTCGTGGACTGCTCTTGATGCCACGGAAAAACGGCAAGTCGCTCCTGGCTGCAGGCATCGCCCTCTATTCGCTTTTCACAGAAGTCGGCGCGGAAGTAGCCATCGTCGCAGGAGACCGCGCCCAGGCCCGCATCATCTTCAGGGAGTGCTCGCGGATGGTTGAACTCGATCCGATCCTTAGCAGGAAACTCCACGTGCTCAGGGACGTCATCGAGTACCCCGAGACCGGAAGCGTGCTGCGGGTCTTGTCTTCAGAAGCCACACGCGCGGAGGGCTACAACTTCTCAACCGTCCTATTTGACGAAATCCACGTCCAGCCCGATGACCGCCTCTGGTCAACGGTCAACCTCGGGAGCGGCGCACGAAAGAATCCGCTCGTGCTCGGCATTTCCACAGCGGGCACGAAGACGGATACGCGCGGCCAAGACTCGCTCTGCTACCGCCTATGGCAATACGGCAAGCGACTCGAGAGCGGAGAGTTGAACGATGACGCCTTCTACTTCCGTTCCTTTTCAGCGCCAGACAATCTCGCCTGGGATTCGCCAGAGGCGGCGCAGACAGCCAATCCAGCCTATGGGGACTTCCTAGACCCGGAAGACTTCACCGCCGCCGCGCGATCAATCCCGCGCCACGAGTACGAGACAAAGCGCCTATGCCGCTGGGTTTACTCGGCGGACCCCTACCTTCCAGCGGGAACGTGGGACGCCTGCGAAGCGGAGGGGATGGAACTCAAGCCAGAGGAACCGATCACGCTCGGCTTTGACGGTTCCTACGCCGGGGACTCAACGGCCATCGTCGCGTGCAGGATCAGCGATAAGGCCCTCTTCGTGCTCGGGCACTGGGAAAGGGCGATCGACGGGGACCTTGCGTGGCGCGTTCCGATTGAGGAAGTCGAAGCCCGAATGCTGCAAATCTGCAAAGAGCACACGGTGCGCGAAATCGTCTGCGATCCGTTCCGGTGGCAGCGATCGATGGAAGCCTGGGCGCAAGTCGGACTGCCTGTCGTTGAGTTTCCACAAACGCCCGCCCGAATGGTTCCAGCGACGGCGGGCTTCTATGATGCAGTTGTTAATAAGCAACTCACACACACAGGGGACCCGAGACTCGCACGGCACGCGGCGAACGCAACGCCCCACTATTCCAGGGGCGGACTGATGGTCAAAAAGGAAAGCAAAAACAGCCTCAAAAGAATCGACCTACTCGTCGCCGGGATAATGGCGCACTCGCGCGCTGCTACACTTGGCACCACACCGGGGCCGCAGCCGAAAGCGGAAGTCAAATGGATCGAATTGTAAGGGAGAACCGTGGGACTACTTGACCGCCTGCTCGGACGAACGGAACCACAGGAACAGCGAACGATCGGCGGCCAGTGGTGGTCGCCTGATCCGAACTACGCGGGAGTGCGAGTCACAGAAGAAAACGCCACCAGCATCGGCGCAGTTTACGCCGCCGTAAAACTCTACGCGGACACCGTCGCATCGCTCCCGTGGGACACGTACATCCGCATCGATGGAACACGCAGGCCATACCGCCCGCGCCCATCTTGGATGGATGCGCCGATTCCGAATAACCCGAACTTCACATCGTTTGAATTCAAGCATCGCGTGACCACCAGCCTGCTCATCGACGGCAACGCGTTCATCCTGGCACTCCGGGATAGCAGCGATAACGTCGTCGAGACCCGAGTGCTTGATCCAAAAAAGGTTGAGATCAAGACGGGATCAAACGGAGAACCGCTCTACCACGTCACCACACGCGAAGGGGGCGCAGTCCTCACCTCCGATGACATCGTCCACATTCCGCTCTTCGCAACGGGAGAAAACCATCGCGGGCTTTCGCCGGTTGAGCACCACGCGGTAACGCTCGGGCTCGCCAGCGCCACGCAAATCTTCAGCGCGAAGTTCTACCAGAATGGCACCACGCTCGGTGGCGTCGTCAAAGTACCAGGGGAACTCACGCAGGAGCAGGCCGAAAGCCTGCGCTCAGGATTCAGCCGCCGGCACGAGGGCGTAGAGAAAGCCTGGAAAGTCGCGGTGCTTACAGGCGGCGCGGATTACCAGCAACTCGGAATGAAGATCAGCGACCTGCAACTGGTCGAGACAATGCACTACGGCGTAGAAGCCATCGCGCGAATCTACGGGGTTCCGCTTCACTTGCTGCAGTACCCCGGAGGGAACACTTCATATAGCAGCGTAGAAGTAATCAGCATCGAGTGGTTGCGACTTGGACTCGGCCCACTCATCTCGCGCCTAGAGGCCGCCTTTCAGCGACTCGTTCCAGGAAGCCAACAGACGTTCCTCAAGTTCACACTTGAAGGGCTGCTGCGCCCGACCACACAGGAGCGCTACAACGCATACGCCACCGCGCTCAATAACGGATTCCTCTCGGTCAACGAAGTCAGAGCGCTGGAAGATCGCTCGCCGGTTGACGGCGGCGAAGACTACTGGAAGCCGCTCAACATCGGCACGCTTGGCGCAGGAGACCCGCCCGCGTGAGTTACATCATCACAGACATCGATGGAACGCTGACCACTAGCGGGGACACGCCCAATCAGCCGTTCATCGACTGGATCAAGAGTCAGGCGAACGATCACGGCGCGGAAGTGATTATCGTCAGCGCGCGGAGCATTGAGCGACTCGCGGAGACTGAGCGCTGGCTTAACGAAAACTCAATCCCATACGAGCAAATCTATCTGCAGGACTTCGGGGACGTGAACCCCGCCACGAGCGAAGCGTTCAAAGCCTACAAGTACAGCAAACTCCAGGAAGAGTACGGGGATGAAATCGAAATGCTGGTCGACAATGACGCGGAAGCCAGGGACGCCGCGGAGGGAATGGGCATCCCCGCCTACACGCCAGAGCAGGCCATCGCGCTGACGATTGACGATGAGAGCGATGATGAAATGCGCGTCCTTATTGACGCTCCGGATTACGTCCAGGCCGCTGCAGCGAAGGGGATCACCTACTACGAGCAGGGGCTCGCCGGCGACGGACTCCAGCCACAGACGGTCGAGGAAGCACGCCAGTTGCGAGCAGGGCGAGTGCAGGATGAGAAAGTCACACGCCTGCGCGCTTGGATTCTTCGGCACCGCGGAGACTGGGAAGGAATCCCACGCAACAGCGACGCGAACGATCCAGACTTTCCAGGACCGGGCGCAGTTGCCGCGTACCTGTGGGGCGTTGATCCCACGAACGAAAACGGGACGGAGCGCGTCCTAGAATGGGCAGACAGAGCGCTCGCCCCACTTGAAAGCGAAGATAGGGAGACCATCGACGTGAAAGAAATCGAGACCCGTGCCTTGCCACTAGGCGAATTCACCGTCACAGAATCAGAAGACGGACAGAAGACGTTCACGGGATACGCCGCGCTCTTCGGAGCGCCCAGCGCAGGGCTGCCATTCACAGAAGTCATCGCCCCAGGCGCCTTCAAGCGAACGCTCAACCGCGTCGCAGGCGGTAAGAAAATCGTCTCGTTCCTCTTCGGGCACGATGAGACTCGCGCCCTTGCGACCACGCTGAGCGGGCGACTCGCGCTCAGCGAAGACGATCGCGGGCTGCGAGTTGAAGCGAAACTAGACCCCGCCGATCCAGACGCCGCTGGCGTGATTAGTAAACTCACCCACGAAGCCGGAGCGATGGGTATGTCCTTCGGATTCACGATCCCGAAAAACGGGGACGAATGGGACGAAGACGTTCGCACCCTGCGCGAAGTGAATCTCTTTGAAGTCAGCGTGCTAAGCGCGGGCCAGACGCCCGCCTACCCTTCCACGCTCGGCTTGACGTCGGTCCGAAAAGTCGCGCCACGGATGGGCGTTGACGCGGACCGCCTTATCTCAGCAATCGAGTCCATCAAGTCAGCGACCCCGCTGACTGAAGCGGACGTCGAAGTGCTCGACACCGTCCGAGAGAGACTCGGGCCAAAGACGGAAGCGATCGATCCAACGATCGCAGCCGCCAGGCTCGTGCTCGCAAAGATGGAGTCGGAATCGCTCTAACAGCCACGAGACCACGCCCCGCCGCGAGAAGTACGCGAGCCCGCGAACGGTCCTCCCGCTAGGCGAGCAGGAACAATCAAGGAAACCAATAGAAACAAAGGAGTTCAAAATGGCAGACATTCGTAAACTTCACGAGCAGCGTGCAACGGTTCTCACCCAGGCGACGTCCATCGTCGCTGAGGCTGCAGAAGCCGGTGCCCCGCTCGAGGGAGAAAAGAAGGCGCAGTTTGATGCGCTCACGGCAGAGGCCGCAGTGCTCAACGAGACGATCCGCAGCGAGAAGTCCGCAGCAGAGGCGCGAAGCGCCGCTGACTCGGCACGCGCTGAGTTCGCCACGGTGATCGCTCCAGCCGCTGACAAGGACCAGGACGAGACCGCGGAACTCCGCGCGCTCGGAAAGAACGGCGGCTCGCGCCTATTCGAGTACCGCGATGTGACACGCGCAACCGGACTCGGGAACCCAGTGGCGATCGCTGACAGGGTCAACGTCGTCGCCGCTCAGTTCAACCCTTTCCTGGACCCATCAATCATCACGGTTGTGCGCACCGCGACCGGCAATAACATCCAGTTCCCACGCGTCACGGCGCTCGGGACCGCTGGCTCAGTTGCTGAAGCGGGCACGATTGGTGAGAGCGACGGAACGCTTAGCGCGCTTTCGCTTACACCGATCAAGTACGCCACGATCATTCAAGTTAGCGAGGAACTGGTCGAAGATGCTGTCTTCGATTTGACCGCGCTAATCGCAGAGAAGTGCGGTGCAGAAGTCGCAGTCGCTCACGGAGCCTTTGCTGGCACCGCGATCGCAGCGGCTGCAACCCTCGGCGTGACCGGTGCGGGCACCACGATTAACCCGACATACACCGATCTTGCGAAGTTGAAGGCCTCGGTCAACCAGGCATATCGCCGGGCACCAAAGGCTGGCTGGCTCTGCAACGACACCACGCTCGGCGTGATCACTGGACTCGTTGATACAACGGGCCAGCCAATCTTCCGACCAGGCGACTCGAATGCGCCTGACCGTTTGCTTGGCGCACCGATCTACAGCGCAGCGCTGATCGATCTGACGGATGACACTGCAGGATCAATCCTGTTTGGTGACCTCGGGCAGATTTTTACGGCACTCGTCGGAGGCGTCCGCGTTGACGTTTCACGCGAGTACGCCTGGAACACCGGCCTCGTTTCGTACAAGGTCGAAGTTCGCGGCGCGACGGGCCTGGCTCAGACCACGGCAGTCAAGTCGTTCAAGAGCGCAAACGTCTAAGCCTTAACGCTTAGCGAAAGCGAACGAAGGGGACCGGGCTCAACCCCGGTCCCCTTCGCTTTCAGAGAGGGGACACGTGAACATCATCAAAAGACTCAAGGGACTCGTCACGAAGGAAATCAACGTAGACCAGCCAACGCGCCACGTAGAGCGCGCCCTGGTCGTAAGATGGGGGAACACAGCCACAATTAAGCGAACGCCCGTCAGAGGGCGGGAAAAGGGGAAAATCAAGTGAGCACCGTACGATCAGCCCAATATGCGATCGGGGTCACGCGACAGAGAGTCGCCGTCGGCAACAGCGGAGGGTCCAAGTTGTACCTCCACAGCCACGGCGGACAGAACCACGCGATCTTTATCGGCGGCGCGAACGTCACGACCACTAACGGCTTCGGGCTCCACGACGGACTCACCAATGAGTTCTATCTTCCAGAGGGCGCGGAGTTGTATGCTGTGCACGAAGGTGGCGGCACCGAAACCCTATACGTTCTGCAGACCGGAGGGATATAAATGTCATACGCCTCGCTTGCGGAGTTCAAGAGCGCAATCGGAATCGGCACCGCCGATACGACGGATGACACCGCGCTCCAGTCCGTCCTTGATGCAACCGATGCGCTCATTGATAACTACACGGACCGGGCTGGCGGCTTTGGCACGGCGACACAGACGCGCTACTACACCGCGGAAGACTTCTCCTACGTTTTGACGGACGATCTCGTCAGCGTGACCACGCTGACCACGGACGATAACGGCGACGGAACATACGAGACCACTTGGACCGCGGGAACCGATTACGTCCTCGCGCCAGCGAATAACGCGCTCGACGGCTGGCCCTACACGAGCATTGAGACCAGCGTCACCTGGCCGCGCAACTTCCCGAAAGCCGTCTACCGCGCGGTGAAAGTCATCGGCGTCTTCGGTTGGCCCGCAGTTCCGAGCGCAGTAAAGCAGGCGGCGATCATTCAAGCCGGCGCAGTTTGGTCCAGCCGGACGTCCCCCTTCGGCATTATCGGAAGCCAGGACCTCGGCGGAATATTGCGCCAGACGCGCGCGCTGCACCCTGAAGCGGCGATCCTGCTGGAGCAGTACCGGCGCAGGGAAGGGTTGGCCCGTTGAGTTTCAGCGACGCCACCATCATCGCGGGACTCGCCACACACCTGCGCAACCAGACGCCACCGAGCGGCTACACGCTGCGCGCAGTGCACGCCTTCCCGCCAGACAATCTCCCAGTCGTTCCAGCGGCGGTGATCATCCCCGGCGATGACAGCATCGCCTACGGCGCAGCGAATCGCCAAGTCACCCTCACGCTGAACGCGACCATTTACATCCAGCCACAGGCGGACCTCGCCAGGAAATACGCGGACCTCAACGCCTGGCGGACCTGGCTGCGCGACAGCCTCATCGACGGCGTTACGCTTGACGGAACAGACGCGGTCGCGCAGGCGAGCGTCACTTCCACAAGCCTCGGGACGGACACGTGGGCGGACCAGGACTACCTTACAATCAGCGCGAGCATTGAAGTCACAGGAGTGGAAGCCATAAATGCCAGCGCATAAAACGATCAACGACCACACGAGCAGCCACATCGAAGTGCGCTACGTCGCGGGCTCGCTCCCAGAGGGCGAGTTCGTGGGAGGGCTTCCACTCGACGGCTCTACAATCAACGCACCCGCGGCCCTAGCAGAAGCCTGGATCGCAGCCGGAATCGCCCAACGAGTAAGCGCCGCGCGAGCGGTTGAAGTCGACAAGGAGTAACCGCAATGCCTGCAGCCTCAGCCGGTAACAGCCTGTTCAGCAAAGCCGTCGCATTCAAGGAGACCACGCCAGGAACGATCCCAACGCTCACGAGCGGCGGACGAAAACTGCTCGTGGCTCCAACGGGCGTCATCAGCGACGGCGTCACGATTGAACTCGGCACCGAACGAAGCGTGGCACTGCGCAATCCACTGATCGCCACAACCGGCACGATCACCGCAATTGAACCCACGCTCAGCGCAACGGTTCCAGCGGTCAGCATCGGGGAACTTCCGATCTGGCTATCGATGACGAAGACGGACACGCCATCGGGCGCGGGCCCATACGAGTGGGACTACGACTACTCGATGACAGCGGCGAACAGCCCCACCTCCTACACGCTTGTCGTCACAGACGGCGTGCAGGCATACGCGGCGAACTATTGCCTCGCGGAATCGATCACCATCGCAGCGGACCGGAACGGCCTCACCAATCTCAGCGCCTCACTCTTCGCGCAGAACATCGCCAAGAATTCTGCGACGCTCGCGGAAGGAACCCCGACCTCGCCATTCCTGAGCGGACGCCTGTGGAACGCCTACCAGAGCGGTACCGTCTTCCCAGGAACGGCAGACGGGACGGCCTATGAATATCTGCTGGATTTCAGCCTCGAGTTCAACGCCGGCATTACGCGCCAGTCGTACCTCGCAGGAACTTCCACCTTCAGCACACACGCGGAGAGCGCACCGTTCGCCGGCACGCTCACGATGACGGTGAGCAGCACCTCCAGCGCCGTCTCAGTTTGGTACGACGCCTACCGCGCAGCCAGGCCAGTGGGGGTCCGCCTCACTTGGAGCAACGGTACATATTCGGCTCACATTCTCGCCTTCGTCGTTCCGACAGAAGTCCAGCAACTCGCTGGAGCAGAAGACGGGCTGACCACGATGGCAGTCACGGGCACACTCGTCTACGATGCAACGAGCGCGAAGAGCCTCCGCATTGTGGTGAATAGCGATCTATCAGCCCTGCCATAACGCAGGGGAGAGGGGGGAAAGATGACGCAACAGAAGCCGAACTTCCGCACCGTTGACGTCGCGCTC